TATTGTATGGAAGAAAATTATGAAGATGCATTATATTGTAAAAAATGTGGAAAACCTTTAAATTCCGAATATAAAGAAGAAAATAATTTAAAAACAAGACAAAAAAATAAAATTAAAAGAAAAACCAAAGTCAAAAATCATACCAAAACAAAAAAACAAGTTTATGATAAACGTGAAAAAGGAAGAATGAACTTCTTTCAAAAATTCTGCATGTTTTTCCTAATAGTCTTATCAATAACTTTAGCCACCGCTTTAGGATATATAGGATATAAAATATATCAAAACCAAAATATTGAAGTTCCAGACGTAATAGGACTAGATTATCAAACGGCAACAAATAAATTAAAAGAAACCAAACTAAATTATGCTAAAGAAGAAAAATTAACTACAGATAAAGAAAAATTAGAGGAAGCAAATAAAAAGTTAACTGAAGAAAAAGGAGAATTAACAAAAGAAGTAGAAAAATTAACTGCAGATAAAGAAGTATTAGAAGAAAGAATATCAAAATTAGAAGAACCAAAGACAGAAAAAACTGGAGATCCGAAAGAAAGTAATAATAAAAAATAAGAGGTGTTGCAGATGATAAAAGTATATGCAACAAAAGATGACTATGCTAAGTATGGTTCAAAAGTAGTAGAAGATACTGAAATTGATAAATATCTAGAATTAGCATCTATTGATATTAACAGAGCTACATTAACAAGAATCGAAAAAAGAGGTTTTGAAAATTTAACATCACAACAAAAAGAATTAATAGTTAAAGCTACTTGCTTACAAGCTGAGTATTTGAAGGAAGAAGGTATTTACGATAATGTAGATTTATCAAGTTATTCAATAGGTGGTGATTTAACAGTTAATGTTAAAGAATCATCTGAAATAAGTGATAAATTGAAAATATCTAAATTAGCTTTTTCTTATTTAAAAAGAACAGGATTAACAAGTAGAATTACATGATTAAACAGTTGCCACCAAAACATTTAAAAAAGCTATTAAATAATGAATGTGATATTAAATTATATCAAGAGGGCTTATCTGAAGAAGGTGAGCCCTTAACTTCTTTGAATTTAGAAAATCAAAAGTGTAGATTTGTTGAAAAAACTAAAGTTGTAATTTCTCCAGATGGAAGAAAGGTTGAATTGATTGGTAAAGTAATATTGCTGGGAGATATAGCACCAAAGATAAAGAAAATTAGTGGTGGTCAAGTAAGAATTAATGGATCAGAATATGAAATTTATCAAGCAAGTAGACCTAGAAATCCAGATGGAACAGTTCATCATACAAGTTTGGAGTTGATATAGTGAAAGTAACTTTTAATAACAGAAATATATCCACGATAAAGGAAGCAACACAATTAGCACTTGAAGATACAGCAGAATCTATTAAAACTAATTTAATCCAAAGTCAAACTATGCCATTTGCTTCAGGTGATATGCAAGACATTTATACGTCTGTAGAGGAAAGAAGAACTTTAAGTAATAGCGTAAGAATACTAGTAGATACAGTATATGCTAGAAAAGTTTATTTTGATCCAGAAATTAATATAAAACAAGGAAAGAATCCTAATGCAAAGCAATATTGGTTTGAAGATTATATATCTGGAAGCAAAAAGGATCTACCATTAAAATACTTTAAAAAGCATTTAAAAAGGAGATTGAAGCAATGATAGAAAGAATAACAAGTACAAAAATAAAAGATTATTTAAAAACTATTATTCCTGAATGTAAAAATTGGTACATTGGACAAATGGACGAAAATCAAGAACAAGCAGTAAGTATTTATGCAAATAGAAGAACGTTAGAAGATAATTCGAAATACAAAGATTTAAAAAGTTATGGAATATTGCCAATTACTTTGTTGTTACGATGGACTAAAAATTACAATAAGGCCGAAATTATGGCCAACAAAATTTATGAACTACTAGATTGTAGTTCTTTTTTTATTGAAGATTATAATTGCTCAATTGAGTGTTTATATAACGGTCCTATTGATTTAGGAACAGATGGAAACAATGTGTACAAGTTTTCTATCGAATTTAATTTATTATATAGAAAGAAAGGTGAAAGATAATGCCAGATGTAAAAACAGGAGTATATCCAGTTTATGAAAACCAATTCCAAATTGGTGCAACTAAAGATACGTTAACTGATATTGCCGATATGGAAACATTTAGTGTTAAGTTAGATAATGGTGTTGAAGAATGGAATCCATTTGATCACAAAGGTTGGGTTAGAAGATTAATGACTTCTAAATCAATCACACTATCAATTTCAGGAAAAAGAAACTTTGGAGATGCAGGAAACGATTATGTGGCAAGTAAAGCACTAGTAAATGGTAGAAATGCAGAAGGATGTTTACAATGGACTTTTCCAGATGGCTCAACATTGTTATTTGAAGGTGCAATAATCAATGTAACAAATTGGGGAGCAGGAAAATCAACAGAAGTTATACCTCTTGAATTTGATATAATGTCAAATGGAAAACCAACATATACAGAAGCAGCTCAAACACAAGCTCAAGCATCAGTGCAATCAGCTCCAGCTAAAGCTGCTGCATCAAAATAATAGAAAATAAAAATTGAAGTAGGAAAATAAATCCTACTTCAAAATTTAATTTATGGAGGAATTTTAAAATGGCAAATTTAGATATAAGTTCAAAATTAAGTCATGAAAAACAAACATTAACAATTGCACCAGGAAAAACTTATGAAGTAAATTGTGGAGCAATTACAATGTTAAAAGCTCAAGATTTATTTGTAAAAGGTAAAGTTATTGAGGCAATAGAATTATTATTAGGTAAACAAGCTGTAAAAGATATTGAGAAAATGAATTTAACAGTCAAAGAGATGCAAACTGTTATAATAGCAGCTGCGGCTCAAATAAATGAAATTTCATATGAGGAAATGGAGAAACGATTTCAAGACATCAAATAATATTGAATTGTGGTATGATTTAGACGAAGACTGGCCGCTAATTGAAGCAAGTATAGCAAAACAGTATAAAATAAGAATTAGAAAAGAAATTGATGATATGGATTATGCAGAATTAAGTAATCTTATTTCTGGACTAATGCCAGATACACCTTTAGGAAATATCATACAAATTCGTAGTGAAGATGATGAAGAAGTATTAAAAAATTTTACACAAGAACAAAAAAACATAAGATGGGAATATAGACGAAAATTAGTATCAAAAATAGATCAAGAAGAATATAAAAAGGTTATTGCCGAATTTCAAAAAGCTTTTAAAGAAATGGCTGGTGATAATTAATGATTGAAGTTAGATGTCCTAACTGTCATCAACTTTTGATTAAAGCTGATGTATGTAAGGGCGAAATTAAATGTATAAGATGTAAGAAAACAATAAAAATTGATATAGATGATAAAGACAGAGTGAGCAACACGACTATTATTAGTAGTGAGTAGTTAGCCAATACCTGCTTTTGCCCTATATAGAAAGGGGAAAATAGGTATTATGAGCACAAATGTAGGTTCCGTTGATATGGAACTTTTATTGAATTCTAATCCATTTAATAAAGGACTTAAGAATACAACTAATACTATTAAGAGTTCTGGAATTGAAAACTCATTAAAGGGTATTGCTAAATTAGCTGTAGCAGCATTTTCTGTAAAAGCAATTGTTAACTTTGGAAAAGAGTGTTTAGATTTAGGTTCAGATTTAGCAGAAGTACAAAATGTTGTTGATGTTACTTTTGGAAATTTGAATACGGATGTAAATAATTTTGCACAAAATGCAATTGAACAATTTGGACTTGGTCAAACAGTAACTAAAAAATATGTTGGAACTTTTGGTGCAATGTCTAAAGCTTTTGGTTTTACAAATGAAGAAGCTTTAGCAATGTCTAAAACATTAACTGGTTTAACTGGTGATGTTGCTTCTTTTTATAATTTAAAACCAGATGAATCGTTTACAAAATTAAAATCTATATTTACTGGTGAAACAGAAAGCTTAAAAGATTTAGGTGTTGTAATGACACAAAATGCATTAGATCAATATGCATTAGCAAATGGATATGGAAAAACAACAGCTAAGATGTCAGAACAAGAAAAAGTAGCATTAAGATATAGATTTGTAATGGATAAATTAAGTTTAGCTCAAGGTGATTTTGCAAGAACAAGTGACAGTTGGGCCATCCAAACAAGAGTATTAAGTCTTAGATT